TAGAACAATAATAACAACCTTTTATTAAGATGAGTTAAGAGACATATGAAAAATGTATATGAAAAGTGGGCTCTCCGGTGTATGGTGGGTGTTACGCGTTGTGCCACTCCCTGTGCACTGGGTACTTAAGCCTGTCTACGCTGTCCTGTATCAGGTTACAACCATTTACAGCGGGGTCGCCGAACGCATACAGGTTCGTGACTCGCACCAGTACTTACCTGCAGGTTAAGCGCGTGCCAATCACACTTAACCGCTTGACCAGGATTCATACTGCCGACAGTGGGGTTCTGTCGCGCGCGAATGCTTGTCACTACCTCTTGGGTTCTGCGGATGGGGTTAGTAGTCTAGTTAAGGTGAGGTGAGGTTTACCTGAACCCGGAGTGGGGCGCCGCGGCGGACTAGGTCAACGCTTTGGCGTGCTGCCGATTAGGCACCACTCGATCAGGAGTAGCCAGAACTCACCAGGCCAGATTTCCTGTGCCCAATTACCGGCGTTGCCCGGGCATACCGAGCTTATTTAATCACAGGAGCGACGTGAAATTATCGGTTTATAGTCGTCATGGACTGTTACTTTACAACACTCCAACAGGAGTGAGGTCCTAAGAATGAGGGATTTAAATCAGTGTGGCAGCCAGTTTTATGAGGGGTAGATACGGCTCAGCAAACTTGTAACCTTCCTTTAAAGCGTCACGTATTCTTGACATGGTTGTAGGAGCTTCGTGGGATTTGGTAGGGGTTATGGTTCCAGCAACGGAGCTTATTTGTTTTAGGGCAGGTGCATACTTTTCAACTTGGGCGGCCAGTTTTGTATCTATTACGGTGGGCCGGAAGTATGGCATTTGCTCCTCACGCACCAATATTTCATAATTGTAGTAGGCTTCGACACAAATGGTATTGATGTTAGACTCTGATGATATACCGAAGCCACATAGGTCAAATGTCATATTGGCGTTCTTGCATTTCCAGACTGCTTGTGTCATACCCTCAGGATAGACAGTGGTTAACTCTTTGGTGTCGATAGTATCAGCATTGTCAACAAACACTGCAGATAAACTATCTACTGGCAGCCAGACTACGGTGATGCCGTCTGGCTGTTGAACTATGCTCACAGACTTGGCCCACTGTCCTTGTCTGATTACATCAAAATCACCCAGTGCGTCTAACTGGGGGTGGGCGAATTGGTGTAATGGGTAGGTGGATGGTATGGCTATATCATTTTGAAGAGTGCATGCGGTACGAGGAAATTCCATGAATGATGCGCACGCACTGAATTGTCCGGATTGGTTAAGCACCTTGCCTATGTATTTTATTTTTAAACATGCTGAGGTGAGTCGGTATTTTGAGAAGTCTTGATTTATTCTACGGTAAGTAACGGCGTGCCAATTTGTATTAGTACCGTTACCGGTCAGTGACTCATGATTATTCTCATATAGGCATGAGAAAAACCCGGACCTCAGGGGGTTGATACTACTATCAACGAGGGCTTGGATTTCTTGATTAGACCCGAGGTAATTAGGATTCCAGCAGAACGCGATGTTACCCTGCTCGTTGGGCTTGGTGAAGTAGGTTTCTTTGAAGGCAAATGTAGAGGTAGGTATTGGCACTATGGATGGGGCCTTTATTGTTAGATTATCTCGGTAGACCACATCCGGGTGAAATATGCCATATACATACTCAGCGAGCATGTTGTCGTGGTAATCATTCACGCTCTTATACAAAGTGGGTTCCGCAGCATGATTCCATTTGGTTTTGTTGAGCTGACGAAGCAAAGCGGAGGTTAGTCGTTGCATTCTTTTGCCGGTGAAGTTTTGCTTAACATTAGAATTATTATTATTGTTTGTTTTAGGTGGTTGATTGAGTTGTTTATTGGCTGTTTGAATGGGGGCTTTACGGGCGCTCATTCTTAGCAAGGCGTAAGGCCAGTAAGAGATATGAGGTCAAGGTGAGAAAACTCTTCCTCGACTTGTTCGTTGACGATGCGCTCCTCATCCGGCATCAGATGAGTTGTGCAAAGTCGCTCATAGCACTTAACAGACTCCCAGTAGGTCAGTCCAGCTATCATAGTAAAATAGTCATGTCTGGGGGAGTAGTCAAACCCGTCATAGTTATACGCCTCCAAGAGGTAACTATGACGTGCACCTCGGGCTCGCTGGAGTCTAGAGGTGGCAGCGGCACGCAAGTTGGGATAACGTTCGCATAATATGCTAGCAGTCACGCGGTACAATTGTGCCATGTCTTGGAAGTATTGTATTTGCGGATAAGATACTTCAAGTGCTTCGGCTTGTGAAATCAAATAAGCTATCCTTGTTGCGAGGGTGGCATGGGGAGTCTTTCGCGAGAATTTGGATAATCCAAGGAACTTAGCAGGATCACGCACCAATATAATATGATTAGTAGCATAATTGGTGTAATAAGCTCGCAAGGAGCAAAATTGGATTATGTTTGGTGGGCCAACCTCGATAAATTTTAAGATCTGTCCTAGCCCAAACACCCTGTCATCGGCTTCATTGGGGGCGTTGGGTTTCGCTTTAGCTAACCAGTACTTCCGGTAAGCTTGTTCGACGTTAAATTTACCAAGGTGAATTGAGTACATCACTGTGAAATCATCACCCTTGGCAAAGCACACAAAGTCACGATAGAACTGAAGACCAGCCATTTCATTGGTGTACCAGTTATATAAGCCCATTCTAAGGGTATTCATTAGGGTTGTGTCGCAGTCACCGGAGAAGACAGTACCCAATACGAAGTACGTCATTATATCCTTCTTCTTTTTGAGAATTGGGTCCACGGTGACAATCTTCATGCCCTTATAATAGGCGTGGGAGACTAAGTCAAATAATTCAACCGGAACGTGGTACACTTTGTCGCGGATTCTCTCATAGACATATCGATCGATGGCCTTAAGCATCACGTCCTGAGTATTGTCAAATGCAGATCCATCGCCCTCAGCGATGATCTCAAACCCATCATCAATATAATGGTTAACCTTTTCAGCCAATTCGGAGAGATTCATTCCGCCACAGTAACTAGGTATTTTATCCTGGAATATTTCTTCGAGTTTCCAGCATACAGGGCCCATGATGTATTTGACAAGCTTGGGTATGGAGCATACCATACGGGGCTTGCCATCAG